CCGATCCGAGGGACCAAAGTGGGTTATGCCACGAAGTACCGCAAGGGCGGGAAGACAGTATCAGGCAAGATCGTCATTGACTCTCGTTTTGTCGAGTATTGCAACGACAATGATCTGGACGCCGAACTACTGGACGTGATCCGTCACGAACTGGCGCATCTGATCGCCGAGACACTCAACACGAAGAAAAAGCACATCTGGCACGGCCAAGCATGGAAGGACATTTGCACCGCTATCGGTGGTGATGGTCAACGATACTACTCAGGCAAGTTTGTAAAGCCTGAAAACGTCGGGAAGACATTCACACCGATCCGCGACCTGTACTCTGTACTACCAAAGCAACCCGCTACCGACTGGGAGCGTGGCACATTCAGGCAGTGGCTAGAGCGTGGCTATCACGTCATCAAAGGCCAAAAGGGGACCTTGCAAGTCTGGGAGTTCAAAGGCAACGCCTATGAAACAAAAGACGGGGAAGAGTCCGACTGGGGCCGAGCAGCAGCGGTATACTTCACACCTGATCAGGTCGAACCTAATCAGCCACGGGAGGCCAAAGCGTAACAAATTGTAAAGGTATCGGGCGGGATTGCGAGCCCGCCTGTATACCTCTCATTATAGCACAATAACAGAGGTCATGCGACCAGAAAGAAGCAATAAAAAATGGCAACTCAAGCACAAATCAACGCACTCACGAAGATCGCAAAGTCAAAAACTCTACCGATCCTCAACTATGTAAAGTTCGAGAAGGGGCGAATGATCGCGACGGACCTCGAGACAATGATCATCATCGAAGATGCGGACATTATCGAAACAGGGTACGTCAACCCCGCCAAGCTCAAAAAGAGCGGGATCGCCACTGTTCAAAAACACTGGGGCCTGGTCAACAATACCGAGCTCAAGGCCGAAGACTATCCAGAGGTCAAGTTTGATCGCGCACCGATCGAAATGAACCAAGCAACTGTTAGCGGGATGATCGATGCACTTGTTACGGTATCACGCGACGACGCACGGCCCGTACTCACTTGCATCGAACTACGAGCAGATGGCAAGATCACGAGCACCGACGGCTATCGCCTGATCACAAAAAACGGTGGTCATGATCTATCGGCACTGGTACCCGCCAAAATGGTCGAGCTGGTCAAAATGACAAAGCTCATGGACAACTGGCACATCGGGACCAACAACGAACAGATCGTGATGCAAAACGGCAACTTTACGATCGTACAGCGCACAATCGAGGGCAAATATCCTGAATGGGAGAAACTGGCACCACTCAAAGCAGCAAAGCGTGTTACGGTGAAATCAGCGGCACTATACGAGGCACTGGACCTGATCGATAGCGGCAACATCCGCATTGACATGAATGGCGCCGTGTATGTTCAAGAGGGCGACAAAAAGAGCATGATCGCCGTCGTAAAGCCTGAGACTGACATCAATCTGAATATCAACAATATGCACATTGTAATGCCACTCAAAGACTCTAGCGATCGCGTAATGCTCAACAGTCAATACGTCCGCGATGCAATCGGCAAGTCCGAGTATGCACGGTTCAGCTTTAATGGCGCACTCGAGCCTGTCGTAGTAGAAGGGATCGAGCGATGAGTTACGAGACTAAAAATACAGGATGGGCCCGCATCATAGCGGGCCTGGTATGGCACCTGATCACAAGGAACACGAAACGTGCGTAACGATGGCTTTTTTGACAAATTAGAGAACGTATGGTTTGCGATAGTTTGTTTGACAATCGCATCGCAGATCATACTGTTCGGATGGGACCTGGTAACAAAATGGCTAGCCTAGAGAAATTCAAAACATGGCTATCGAAGCGGGGCGTGGTCATCCTGGACCCCACGAATGAATGGGAGGTGGTCCGCTTCAAAACTGAAAACGGCGTATCAGTGGTATACACCAACAAACACGGATCACTGACATTTACAGGCGAGTCCGAAGCAGCGCACAATGCCTGGAAGTCTGGACGATCCTGGAAGCCTGTCGATCGCAAGCGCAAAGCGTTGCGGGCCAAAAAAGCAAAACTGGCAGCACGCGACGGCAAGCGCTGCTTTGTACACGATGCAAAAATGACGTTCGACGAGCTCACAATCGAGCACCTGCTCAGTTTTTCGCATGGTGGTACCGACAATATCAACAATCTGGCGCTGGTCTGTGGTCCGTGTAATGACGAACTAGGGAACATGCCACTCACCAAGAAGATCGAACTGATCATAGCGAAGCGAGGTGAAAATGTATAAGCTCAGAGACTATCAACGCGAAGCGGTCGACACGGCCGTCAAAAAGCTCAGAGGCAATTCAAAGCCGTTTATCATCATGGCAGCGACGGGCGCGGGTAAAAGCCTGATCATCGCCGACATCTGTCACAAGATCGACGAGCCTATTCTGATATTGCAACCGAGCAAAGAGATCCTGGAGCAAAATTATGCCAAGCTCATAAGCTACGATCCACTGATCGACGCAGGGATCTATTCAGCAAGCGCGGGCCGTCGAGAGATCCGAAAATTCACGTTCGCGACGATCGGCAGTATTTACAAGCAGCCCGAAAACTTCAAGCACTTCAAATACGCGATCGTCGACGAATGCCACGGCCTCAACTCAAAGAATGCCGACGGGATGCTCACGAGTTTTTTCAAAGCAATCGAGTGCGATCACATTGTCGGACTCACGGCCACGCCGTACCGCATTGATACGCTATGGACCCGCGAAAAGAATGGGGACCTGACAAGCACCGCATCACTCAAGATGATCAACCGCATCAGTCGGACCCCGTTTTTCAAATCGATCGCCTATAAGATCGAGACGGCCGAGCTACAGGCACAAGGGTACCTGGCACCGATCAAGTATTTTGCCGAGAGCAAAGACTGGTCCAGTTTACGGATCAACAGCACGGGCGCCAACTTTACACCTGAAAGCTCAGAAAAGTTCGGCGGGCGCATCATCAAGCGGATCGTCGAAGCGGTTACTTATGCCGACACGCATCACGAACGATCACTGACATTTTGCAACAGCATCGGCCAAGCCGAAGAAGCCCTGGAGCACTTGCAAAAGCGAGGGACTGCCATCGCGCTAGTTACTGGCGATACACCAAAGAAAGAGCGTGAAGAAGCGATCGAGAAATTCAAATCTGGCGAGGTACCGCACATGCTCAACATGGGCGTATTCACGACGGGGTTTGACGTGCCAATTTTGGACTGTGTAATTTTGGCCCGTCCGACGATGAGTCTGGCGCTTTACTATCAGATGGTAGGGCGTGGTATTCGTACCGATCCTGATAATCCTGACAAAGTCCTACACCTGTACGATCTGGTGGGAGTAGTCGAGCGCCTGGGGCGTGTCGAAACAATCCGCGTGCAACGCGAGGCCCACGGTTTTCGTGATGAGGTCTGGACCGAAGCGGGGCGCATGGATAATTATCCGTTGTATTCATTCACGGTTACGCCGAAGGATAAAAAAGAAGGGAAGGGCCGATATGCCACCGCCAATTTATAGCGAGATACCCGACGAGCTCAGAGAAGCACTGACGCTCATATTGCGGATACTCATGGCCAACGGTAACAATTTTATGGAGGGCGCGGCACTGGCCGACGGGCGACTGTTCAAAGTGCGGATCACCATCCAGGAGGTATTCGAGTAATGGCAAGGAAAACATACGGATATGATCGCCTGATCTATGTACTCAGTCATAACTGGCCGAGCCGTCGCACAGGGATCACGCCAAGAGACAGCGACAAAGAGATGATCATCCAGATCTTGCAATTCGAGGGCGCCGAGCTCACCGAGGCGCAGATGGATCTCATGCGAAAATTCAACTTCGAGAGTTTGACGAGGGCCCGCCGTAAGTTACAAGAAGCGGGCGAGTACATGCCATCGCCTGAGATCGCCAAAAAGAGACGGCTCAAAGGGTGCGAGGTCCAACAAACAGCACCAAAAGAAACGCCGATGGGGATACACCGTCGCATCCAGGACAATACGCCATGAAATGGTTTTGGAGGGTAGTTTTTACACTGGATATTTTCATTTTGCTAGTGTTTCTAGGGATGATGTTTGTGCCTGGTGTAGACAAAATAGTAATCAACGCTATATGTGGCGTATTGCAAAAATGGGGGTTTTAGCGTTATGATTATGACAAGTTTTGACTTCGACAATCAAAACTCACCAAAATTAAAAAGCACCTGGCGGGCAGGTACTTCTTATGACTTCGACTTATTCGGAGCATATCATAGCCTACCCACCGCTGTCAACAAGAAAGCGAGGGTATAAAATTGGAAAATCTTGAACGACCGAACTACTACGCCATTATCACGGCCGAAGTTCGATATTCTCGAGAGATCACGGCAAATGCAAAACTGCTTTATGCTGAGATCACCGCACTAGCAAACAAGTCTGGCAAATGTTGGGCTTCAAACAAGTATTTTGCAGAATTATATGGGGTACAACCGACGCGGATCAGTGAATGGGTGAAGCAGCTCGAAGCAGCTGGCTTCGTGTCCACCAAAATAAACAGTGGAGGCCTGAGAGCTATCACGCCGAGGACCCTTCTGGAAAAGCAGAAGACCCCTTCTGGAAAAGCAGAAGGGACCCTTCTGGAAAAGCAGAAGTCAGGCTCCTCTGTTACGACCTCTGTACCGAATAATACAAGTAATAATAAAAAGAATAAGGTGGATGAATTTGGGGGAGTAGATACTTTACTTTTCAACCTGATTTCTTTGGTGAACCCGAAAGAAAAAGTCACCGCTGACCGCATCCGCGCCCTCAACGGACGGCTCAAAGATTATACTCCAGAGGAGATCATCAACGCAGCCCGCGCATTTTCAAAGTCCAAGTGGCACCGCGAAAACAAACAGATGTCGATCGACAATCTGCTCGCGCCGTCCAAGTTCGGCCGATGGCACTCGCAGGCCGATGCGCCTGGCACGCCCGAGGCCCCTGTACCTGACTACTATGAGGATGAGACTGGTAAATACTGGAAGGGTGAAAAGATCACGCCAGAGAACCAAGATCGCATCGTGAAGGAACGAATGGAGGGCTAGGTGGGACTAACTAAACAGATTGTTTATATTGGCGACTTCGCTGAAAAAGCCAGACAACTCAAAGAGACGTGGGGCCGTACTGATCTATTCAAAACAGGCCACTCAGTGCTCGATGACTACATGCAGGGAGGTTTCGGACGCAAGGATGGTTATGAGATTGTGCTACTATACGGGCCGACAGGCGTGGGTAAATCGACCGTCGCATTGAACTTTATGGCGCCAGCGATCCGCCAGGGTATAAAAGTGGGGATGCTTGTGCTTGAGGATGATATGGCCGATGTGTCGAACCGTCTCAGTCAAGTGCTCAGTGACGAAGAATACAAACAGATGAACCAGGGCCAAACGGTCCGCTGCTTGCCCGAGGACGCCCTCGTAAAGTCGTGGAACCTAAATGACCTGCTCGAATACATCGAAGCGTGGTATGACGACGGGATCGATCTGATACTACTGGACCACTTGCAATTTGCCTTCGAGAACGCCGAGGCGATCAAAGGTGAAAACGAATACATCGCGCAGCGCGTATTTATGCAGAGACTCAACCAGCTCATGAAGAAGAAAAAGAAAACGATCATCCTGGTAAGCCACATGAATAAAGCGACGGGCGCGAAGGGTATGGACCGCATCGTCGGATCAGGCGCACTGGCGCAGGTGGCGACGAAAGTGGTGGAGATTACCGAGAGCGATCTGAAAGACTGCATTGATCTGAATGTGCGCAAGTCGCGTTTTACCAAAAAGCCAGGTTTTCCGTATACTATGCGACTCAATAACTCAAGAATGGAACCAGCAACATAATGAAAGGAAACTATGAACCAGACAAATTCACCGAGGCTGACGTACTCCGAGAGCTCGATAATGCGGGCCTCCGATATAAACAGGGCCATCGCTACATCCTGTCGCAGTGCCCGACGCACGAGGACAAACATCCAAGCGTGCAGATCTACAAAGACGACTGGTTCGTCAACTGTCACGCAGGGTGCGGACGATACCACATCACGAAAGCCTTCCCTGATCTTCGGCAGCACTCCAGCGGGTCAACGCAATCATTTTCACGACCTGTACGAACGCCAAAAAAGGAGCCAGAGGTGAAATACAAGACATTCGACCTGATGGAATTTTGGCAATCACTACCAGAGATCCCCGCCGATCACTACTTCAAGAACATCCCGATCGAAGACCTAAATGGCCTGGGGTGGCGATGGGACGCCGAGCACAAGCGTTATTTTATACCGTACTTTAGCCGATCAAAGAAAACGATCCCGTTCGCTCAGTGGCGCAATCTGGAAGGTCCTGTTCGTTTCAATTTCTGGAAGGATGCCAAGCCGACAATGTACGGCACATGGAACCTCGAGCCAGGCGAGAAGATCTTTTTGGTGGAAGGGTGCTCCGACCTTGCGGTCCTGGATCATTGTATGGTCCCCGCGATCGCGACGCCAAGCGCCAGCCAGCCCGAACTTGTCAAAGCTATGGCCAAATGGTGCGCTGAGAATGACGTACAGCTCGTTTACGCGGGCGATCGTGATGAAGCGGGCAATAAGGTCCGTGAAGCGCTAGACGACGTTGTAGCGTACCGTGTGCGCCAACCACGCGAACCGTACAAGGACTATGGCGACATGTTCGAGGCCGAGGGGCTCAAATCGGTCCAGAATTGGTGTTTTGCTGAACTGTTTCCAGGCCAGGATCTACCGTGGCCCGAGATCGAGCCAGGCTACAAGTCGCCAGAGCAAATTGCAGCCGAGCAGGAAGAGTGGAATAAAAAATCCGACGTGAAGAAAGTCCAGTCGGTATTTCCAGGCGCTCAAGAGCTCAAGATTGTAGGTGGCGAAAAGAAGCAACTCGAAACGCCACCTACACAGTCATTTTAGCATTGACAATGAGGCTATGGTATGATAAATTTAAGCGGAATGGAGGAGCAACTCAATGGGTAGAAAAGAAAACCTCTCGGATATGATGATCGACCGAGCCTATACCGACAAGGACAAGGACGGCAAATATGTATTTCACGTCGGCAAAGTGCTCAAGTTTGACTATGAGGGCACCCCGATCCATATTCGCATCACGAAGATCGATCGCAAGAACAAGAAGATGTACGGCGAGCACATCAGTCTCTATGACTTCAATACTGGTATGAGCCACTATGGTCACGACGTCGACGCCTCTGACAAGGAGCATATTTTCTGTCGCGACTGCCAGGTGGAGATTGACCAACCCGCTACCGAAGAGGGCGAAGTCAAAGCGATCCAGCGCCAACATGAAGCCGACAAAAAAGATGAAGCGAACCAGGCCAAGCTCGACAAAAAGCGTCGTTTCCGCTATGAGCTACTCAAGACCGACGGGACCATCAAAAAGTTTGGCCCGCAGAAGCGCAAGAAGATCAGCGAGATCCGCAAGATCCTGGACGCAGTACAAGTCGGCGTGGTGCCACCTGTTTACTACCCGCAGCGCTACGAAGAAGTGGCTATCTATAGCGATCAAGAGATCGACTGGAATACGAAGCCTGTCAAAAATCCGCACCTACTCACGATCCCTGGAGATCCTGATCTGAACGAACCAGAAGAGTATTATATCGTCGGCGATGCACTGGCCGAGATCGAAGTAAAGTAATGAATACGGGGGTAGAAGTTATGCGTGGAAACTTACAATCGTGGAGCTGGAAAGACATTCATGTCATTTACGCGATCCTGGGTAATATGTTGCAGGAGTACAATGGTGTGCATCAGCGCTGCCACGTCCCCACGGCCGACATCAAATTCAGCGATCAAGAGAACATTTTCTTTTTCCGCTTTTGGGGTGACGTGAAGAAAATCAATGAGCAAATTAAGTGCCTGGATCGCGAGATCACTAGGCGCAATAACCTGATCGGAGTGATGGGATGAATAATCTATTTTTTGTCGACTGCGAAGCGCGAGGTAAGAGCCCCGTCAAAGGCACTATGACCGAGTTCGGTGTGGTACACTATGGCACCAGAAAAACATTTTACGGCCGTATCTATGAAGGTACGCCAGATCCAGAAAATCCAGCAATTCCTTTGGTGGGTCGGATGATCGAGTCGCCTGCAACGATCGCTCGCGAACTTGAAGAATGGGTAAAAGATATCGTCGGCAAGGACCGCGCGATCTTTGTAAGCGATAACCCCGCTTATGATTTTATGTGGATCGCGGGCATGTTCGATGCTGCCGACATAGAAAACCCGTTCGGACACTCTGGCCGACGCATCAGTGACTTTTATGCTGGTATGACGGGCAAATGGAGCAATACGCAAGAGTGGAAGAAGTACCGCAAAACAGTCCACGATCACAACCCTGTCAACGACTCTATGGGTAACGTCGAAGCCTTTGAAAAGATCATGGAGATTTTGAAAAAAAGGGCTTGACAATGAGCCTATGGTTTGATACTATGGGGTTAGCACAGGCGGTTCCTATCAAAACATTCATTTTGGTTGAACAATTTACCGCCCGCTACTTTGCACATTTACAACCGATCATAATTCCATCTATTGCCTAGTGGGTAGACGCATAGGGCCAGTGAGTAGGTCGCAAGACATGACAAGCTGGAAGTAGTGCGGGGTAGATAAAAGAATAAGTTCGGTGGTCCAACGGCCGAGAATTTTCCGAGAGACGGACCTCTCTCGTTCCCGATGGCACTAGGCAGGGGATGGAATTATGATTGATCAGTGGCATAGGGAGTTCCTATAAAAAACGCTAAACCGAAGGTCGGGGGTTCGAGTCCCTCCTGGGCGCAAGCTCAGTAGCTCAGTCGGTAGAGCAGCGGTATTTTATTTACTCCCCGCCACCTTGATATTTGATAAAAGGCACAAGTGGTTCCTCTCTATTGCTTTGGGAGCCCGAGGTCGCAGGTTCGAGTCCTGCCTCCCCGAACAAGATGTCTGTACGAGATGCCCACCCTTTCGTGCAGACTTTGCGGGGAGTAGCTCAGTTGGTTAGAGCGCGGTTTTTTACCACTCGCCCTTTTATGAGATATTAATTTCAAAAGGAGCAACCAAGATGCAATCAACAATCAGACTCTTTAAGGCTTTGCCTGTAGAGAACAAACAGTCGGCTGAAACAAACGCCGAGCGTTACGCAGAACTCATGAAGGAGACTCTTCAAAGAGGATTTATTTTTGATCCAGTTTTAGCTGGACCACAATTCGATACAGCACGATCAATCGAGCTGGTCAATGAAGCGTATGGTCGTAGTTCAGAAGAGCTCAACGCCACATTCCATAAGTCATTTGCAAAGGTGCGCGACGCATCTATGCGACAACTCGCATACGAGCAAATGATCCACTATCTCACAACATACGGCGCTCAAAATGCTGGTGTCTATAGTGACGAGTCAATCTTTATCCCTGGCGAACAGCTGGACGCTCCCGAGCTCAAAGACGGCGTACGCGTCGTTGTGATCCGTGGCCTCACCAAAGAAGAGATCAAAGTCGAGCTCATGAAGCTCCTGGGATCTGGTATTGCCCTGTACGAAAAGACTGTCGCCGATTGTATCGACGTCGCTCAGTTCGTTGGTTTTGGTGCTCACGAAGTCGAAGACGTCAAGAACAAAGAGGTAAAATCTGCACTGTACGACTACTTCGGTATCGTGCCGACCAAGCCTGTCGACTTTTTGCGCTTCATTGTGTACCGCGCCACTGAGAGCACGCTCCTGATCAAGAACAAGAAATTGACCGAGCAGCTCAAGGCTCGCAACAACAATGATCTGGTCCGTTACTTCGATACTTATGAAAAAGAGGTCGGCCTGCAAAATCTGGCCAAGATCTTCTATCGCTACAAACCTATCTTTTTGGCGCTCCGTACAAACACGCAGCTGAAAAAGCAGGTCAACAAGATCCGTCGCCTGGCCGTGGTAAATCACGAGCCAATGAAAGAAGACCTGTTGAACACGATCACGGCCCGCCTCAAGACCAATAGCAAGCCTGAGATCGGCCAATTCGAGCAGGCGTTACTGGGTGCCAACATTTTCCGTAAAACCCGCCTGGCATACACCCTCAAGTTCCGTACGACTGATGCTGACTCGATCCTGTACCGCGTCCGCAACGGCAAATCATTCGCCAAAGAATTTAACTTCGAGAACAAGAAGGGTGCCGAGATCATCTATGGCATCATCCTCAAGTCGATCATCGCCGAGCTCAAGCCTCGCGTCGAAGGTAAGCAATTCTACATCCCTAAAGGTGTAAAATATGCGCTGCCTGCCACTGAAAAACAATTCACTGGCAACTTGCCGACTGGATCGTTCGTCGAAGTCACCGAAGATATGGTGGTAGGTGTCCACTGGGAAAACCTCAAGAACCACGTCATCGATCTGGACCTCAAGATGTCAAACAACCTGGGATCGATCGGATGGGATGCTGCATACCGCGACAATAGCAACGGCATTTACTTCTCTGGTGACATCACCAGTGCGCCAAAGCCAAAGGGTGCGACCGAAGTATTTCATATCGGCGGTCAAGCTCGCGGTGCATGGCTATTGAACCTCAACTACTACAACTACAGCCCGAACGTCGAGGTGCCATTCAAAATCCTAGTGGCCCAAGCACACAAGGCCGACATCGAAAAGAACCACACCGTCGATCCGAACAATATCGTCGCACTGAGCAACACGACTATCGATGTACGCCAGCGCGTCCTGGGTATCATCGTGGCCGACGACAAGAGCACGAAATTCTACTTTGCCGAGACTGACTTCCAGAATGCGATCAGCGCCCGCCACAATGCGCACGCCGAGCACGCTCGCAAGTTCCTGCTCAACTACTTCACCGACTCGATCATCTTAAATGATGTACTGACCGCTGCAGGCGCAGAGATCGTCGAGGAGCCTACCGATGGCGCCCTGGACCTATCGCCCGAAGCCGTCGACAAGACCACGATCATTAACTTACTAACAGAGGAAGTAGAGGAAACTGATGGCGTTTAAGGACATCACAAAATACCTGTATCCGAACGAACAGGGCCAGCACACAATCAAGCTCGAATACAAGGATGCGTCGCACCGCTACTACGTCCGAGAGCGCAAAAACTTTGAACTGCCAGAAGACAACCCGAAAGCCTGGGATAAAGCCAGCCGTCCAAAAGGTACCACTACCCTGCTCGAACTGACACTTGAAAAGAAGGGGCTCATGACCTGGCCGCTCAACATGGCGATCGGCGAACTGTTCGGCTTCTATGATTTTGTTGGTGACGACGGCACACGGCTCCAGGGCTTCTCCGAAGAAAAAGAACTCAACGAAGAGGGAGAACTGGTAAAGACTGGCCGTCTCAAGGGTACGATGTTCACTCCAGAGCGCAAGCTCATTGACGTCGATCTTGATACGCTATGGCCAATCGTCGACTCAGCCAATCGCAACTGGCAACGACGCCAGAAAAAGGGCGCCGACATCGGATCTGTAGTTCACGACGCCATCGAGCACCACGTCCGTCATGATACCGAAGAGCTCGATATTGCAGCCACCTACAAAAAGCTCATTGAAACGTCAGAATACAAGACCGAGTCCGAACGGGCCGAAGCGATCGCCAAGATCGAAGAGGACACCGAAAAGGCGAAGCTCGCATTCAGCAAGTTCGTCGAGTGGTGGGCCGACGTCAAGCCTGAGCTGGTCGGCGCCGAAGAGCTGGTTTACTCCAAGCAGTACCACGTCAGCGGTACATTCGACGGCCTGATCCGTATCAATGGCAAGCTCGTTTTGGCGGACTGGAAGACATCGAACGCCAGCCAATCGCCAGAGGCTTGTATGCCAGAAGGTATCAACTACCAATACTTCATTCAAAGTGCCATCTACGCCATGATTTGGGAAGAGATGGGCGGTGATCCGATCGACGACCTTTTGATCGTCTCGGCCCGCAAGGACGGTGGTTTCACGCCATTGTTTGCAAGCGACCTCGACGTCGATATGAAGGCGATGGTCAACTGGGTCCGTGCGGTGATCATTTGCTTCCGCATGGCCGAGAAAGTTAAATCTAAATTATGGCAACGCGGTATTGACGCGGGGCTAGTAAAGGAGAAGAAGTAATGGCAAAAGTAACCCCTATAAAGGCACCTGCATCAGCTGGAGGCGACTTTGAGATCGCACCCGAAGGTGTATTCCTGGCACGCTGCTACAAGATGGTAGATGTCGGCACACAAACCGAGACGGGCCAGTTCGGTACCAAAGAAAACCGCAAGATCTATCTGTACTGGGAGCTGTTGCAAACGGCCGACGGCGAAGAGATCAAGATGGAGAACGGCGAACCGTTCAGCATCTTCAATCAGTACAAGCTGTCGATGCATCCGAAGGCCAATCTGCGCAAGCACCTGGACTCATGGCGCGGTAAGAAGTTCACCGACGAAGAGGCCGCGGACTTTGATGTCACAAAGCTGCTCGACAAGTTCTGTTTACTCCAGATCACGCACTCGACTAGCAAGGATGGTCAGAAGACCTATGCAAACGTCGATGGCATCATGACCACCAAAAAGAAGGTGGACGGCGTCAACGAAATCAGCTCATTCTCTATCGAAAATCCTGATATGGAAGTGTTCGATGCGCTACCTGAATGGTTGCAGCAGAAGATCGAAAACGCTCCAGAGTGGGAAGAGTCCGAAGAGGATGAAGCCGAGGCACCTGCAGCTGCAGCCGAAACCACAAAAACTGCTAAAAAAGATGTCAAAGAAGATGAAATTGACATCGAGGATGTACCTTTCTAGTATGTTGTCTCTTGAGGTAATTTTCAAAAAGGCCACTCGTAAAGCCGATGACTCTGTAACACTCAGTTTTGAGACGCAGCTCGAAGTATCGACCGAGCAAATGACCGAGATCGATAGTTACCGCAAGAAAACAGGCTTCCTGGTGTTCAAACAGGATGCTATTAAGGCCTCAGAGATCCCGAAGGGCGACACGTCGCAAGGCAATCAGTCGCCCTCTCAGGAACTCCGTGCATCCCTGTATGCTTTGTGGGTCAAGAAAACTGAATTAAAATTGATAACCGAAGACTGGGATACTTACTACTCGAATGCTATGGCGGGTTTTAAGCGATCAGTCGATCGATCACATCCAGATAAGGAATAAATTCATGGCAGGAAACAGTGCTGGTGCCAAAAAAGGCGCCAAAACTAAAAAGGAGAAGTATGGACCAGATTTCCACTCGAGAGCTGGTAGCATGGGTGCTCGTCTTGGGACTCGTGGTTACTTTGGCAAGCTCAAGGATGAAAATCCGAAAGAACTCAAACGACTCAGTACCGAAGCAGGCAAACGATCAGCCGAGGCAAAGCGCACTCGAAAAAGTGAAACTCAAGTTCGAGACGATGCCACCGACGAAGTTCGGCAGGAGGTTTAAGAATGTTAAAAAGAAGCAACAATCTACAGCGGACCCCGATGGGTTCCTCAAAGACGAGCCTCAAAAAGACTGGCTCGATCAAGAGGAGCAAGCTCAAAAGAGTCGGTCACATCGCAACACTGTGGCAGCAGTTCCGCGCAAAGGAAGCTCGAAGAGTCGAGGACGAAGAGGGTCTGATCAAGTGCCAGGATCACAAAATGGGTCTACCAAGATGCGGGATCGCAAGGCAGTCAAGCGACATGGATCTGCACCACATCAAGGGAAGAAACGAAGCGCCAAGCCTGTACTTCGATCGAAGTAATCTAGTTTGGCTCACGAGGGAGTGCCACAATGAAGCTCACAATAACGGGTAACACTCCCTCTCAGAAGAACAATAAAGAGATCGCGTTCAACCCTAAAACGGGCAAGCGATTTGTTCGGAGCAACGATCGCGTCAAAGAGTGGCAGAAAAGCGCGATCCTAGAGCTCAAGCAGCAATTCAGAGGTTTGGTGGTCACGGACTATCCGATCGCAGTATCGATATGCTTTTGGTTCGATAATGATCGCCGACACGACCTCGACAATGCTGCAGCGGGTGTGATGGACGCCCTGGTGAAAGCCGAAGTCCTCACCGATGACAATGTTAAATTTGTAGAGTGTATCACCTTACAATATGGTGGTATCGATAAAAATAACCCGAGAGCGGAGGTATATCTCGATGAGTAACAAAGAAGAAAAACCAGCGATCGCCGAGCAGGTGCCCGACGAACAAGTCGCAACCCGACGCACGCGCGTCATGATGATCCACCCTGTAGAATGGATGAGCCTATTCACCACGGGCCTCAAATTCGCCAAGCACACACAGCTGATTGAAGGCGTGCCAGCCGACGCGGTATTGATTGGTGCAGCGTATGACATTCGTAGAGACGCTATATTGCTTGTTTTGGAGTCAGACGAGTATGAACCCGTTCCGATCACGAAACAGCCTCCTACGCAGCTCGTACGCATTAAAATCGGCATAGAAAACGCTACCAAGAAGAAAAAGGCAGCGCGTAAGAAAAAGTAATGCCATGCCAAAGTGGACTGGCCAGAGTAGAGAACTGCTCAAGGTTATAAAACCTTACGGCTTTCACCTTGAGCAAACAAAGAAACATACCTGGGTAGTCGACGCTAATGGCAAAAGGATCATAAGCTGCTCGACCACTCCATCAGATAGAAACGGATTGAAGAACACCGTGCGATGGCTCGTAAAACTGGGCCATATACCGAAGGAAGCACGGACCAAGTATTGACATTGAGCCTATGGTGTGCTATACTGCATATCGTACTAACTAAAAAGGAGCAACAAATGTTAGACAAGATACTAAATGCAATCGAACCATTCGCACTCGGCGTCATTGTCCTGGCAGGCGCAAGTCTCGCTGGATGGGTGACATTCACCAACGCTCACGCGGTCGGTGTTGCAGCGGTGTTCTGTGGTATACTTTTGATAGGTAAGTACCTGATCCAATCAGTACGAAACCAAAAATAATATGAAGAATATCATCAGAGACGGCCTGCATATTTTTGCAGGCATCGCTATCACGGCGGGGCTCGTAATTTCTATGAGTCCCCCACCAATCGAGCAACACGCAAACGCCCAGGCGAAACTATCGACTGAGGTGGTCAAAGTGGCCGAAGTAAAGGCCGAAACGACTACCGATCCCGCGCCAAAGGTTGAAGAGCCTGTTGCTCAAGAAACACCTGTCGAAGAGACAGCACCTACCACCGCCCCCGTACCCGCCACGCCTAAAGTGGATAGCAGTATTCCCGCACGGGTCTTCTGTGGCTCACCAGCTCAGAGATCATGGAAAACTCCACTTCTAGTAAATGCGACGATGGGTCGGGAGATGGCAGCTGCGAAAGGATGGACTGGCGCACAATGGGACGCGCTTTTGGAGTTATGGTCCTGCGAGAGCAGCTGGAATAATTTTGCGCAGAACCCCTCTAGCGCATTTGGCATCGCCCAGTTCCTAGATAGTACCTGGGGACTACCAGGGATGAAGCAATTCAACTGTCAGAAGACTGTAGATGCGCGTGAGCAGATCCGCTGTGGGCTAGAATATATCGCGGTGGTCTATGGCACACCACAATCAGCGTTGGCAAACCACTATCGCGAAAATTCGTACTAGCGTAAAATAAATGGGTGGTCGATCTGAGACATCGCGTCTTGCGAGAGAGATCGACCCACCTGTTCGGCACCGATAGCTTGTCTCTTTTGAGCTTGCCGTGTTTGTCGGTGTCGATAGGTGACATCTGCAGGTGAATACATAATATGGCTTGCCAGGCACACCTTAAAGGAGCCGTCCCTCCCTGCGTTCCCTCCCTAATAAGTTGTGGAGCCGAATGTTAGATTGTCGGGCCAGTCTGTAAAACTGTGTAGCGCACGCTGCGGGGGTGCAATTCCCTCCCACTTCACCAAGAAATTATCGTTGTGTATATTGACATTGAATTTGCTTGTGCTATATCCTGAAATCAACACAAACACGGCAAAAATAAGAGACAAAAATCAAAACAACGCTTACATCAAAAAGAGTCCGCTCTCGCAGGGACTCTTTTTTTGTGGGTAGAAGTGGGTAGCTACTTGACGACCGCGTCAGATGGCGCTGGAGTCGACTTGTTGCCGATGCTACCGAGCACACTCATAGCACCAGACAGACCGAAGCCTGCAGCAATACCAGTGACAGGGTTGAGGCCTTCGATGCCGAAGACACCAAAGACGAGACCGATCAGGGCCGAACAAACGATTGTGAGTGCGGTCCAGTAGTCTTTGGCGCGAAGTCGCTTGATCAGCTCATTCACACCTGCGATCACGGTACCTAGTAAAACGTATTGTAGAACATCCATATCTGTTTTCCTTGTTTACGATTTTATTATACTACTGTTTTGGAACGAAAAGCGCAGGAGCGGGGACAAACTCGCCACCACCTTGTGCTTTACCTTCGGCAAAACCTTTATCGTACTGAGCTTTGGTGTCGTTCTTGTAATGAACACCAAAGTAGTTGAAGTCTTGCCAGTTTTTGCCTTCGTACAACTGCTTTGAAAGCGCTGCAGCGTAGGCAGGGTTCGCAACGATGTTGCGTGCATGGTACTCGACCCATTCGGCCGTGATCTCTGCTTCGCTCATGTGGGCGAGCAGGCCAGTGCGACGAGCGAGTTCGCGAGCTTCATCTAAATTCATCTCTGGTTCTCCTTTTGGCCGTAGGCCGTTTACTTTGCTAGTGATCAGACGTTGTGCTATGTATGATACACCATCGGCAATTCCATCACCGTTAGGGTCCTTCGACCCGTCCTGCTCAAGCACAAAGATGGTATTACCTTCTCTGCGCCACACAAGAGCAGTATGACCCCACGGAGGATAGAAAGATGCGTCCCATACGGCGATGTCGCCAGCTTTGAGTTCTGAGCCTGGAATTTTGTCGAAGAAGTTCGGGATCGGCCATTGAAAAATACGGTAGAGCCCTTCGGCGCCACCTGATCCCGTCGGAAACGGAGTACAACCGTACTCTGTACGGGCGTATTTTGCCACTACATCCCAACATTGTGATCCGTAGTGTCGATCTTCATCGATATAAGATCCCGTGTTGAGGGCGACAAAGTTATCAGCGTGTTCCTGATTTGTCATAAGCCTATTATATCACTTGCGCTTGAAAGGCCAGAGCTTGAGTACCGCGTCCTGAGCACGGACCGCGATTCGCTCGTCTTCGGCGATCTTATACAAGATCCACACAAACATCGATAGAAGGGCGCAGGTGAAGCTGTTCGAGAGTGCATAGGCCACACTGATCGTTTTGACTGATGCAGATCGGCCAATGTCGACAAACAAAGTCAGAGTGTCGATTACGATCGGTACAAAGTTCATCACCAAAATAATGATTGAGATGGCGAATAACACCTTGCGGAAGGTGCGTACTTCTTTATCGACTGGTAGTTTAAGCAATCGCCATTGTTTGCGCAGAACTAGGGTGATGAATGTCACCGAAATAGCTCGTCCGAGCAGTAGGATAAGGGCGAGAGTCTGAATGCTGATTGTCATTAAGTCTTTTTCCTTTTATTTTCGCGCGGGTGCTTTCCCACCAGCTGCTACATATAGTTTAACAGTAAAATGGTTACGCTCGAATACTTTTTGGAGGTTTTCGTTGGCGCGTTTTACCTCTTCGACCTGCTCCTTTGTGGCATTTTTGTGAGCGACGATCTCGACGGGTGTTTTTACCGTAACCTCTTCGATTGAAAGAGGTATGCGTGGTTTTTCTTGCTTAATTTTTTTATTGAATGGCCACATACTAGCGCTTCCTTCTAGGTTGCTGAACGGTCTCAATTTTACCACTAATATATTGAAGTGACTGTGAAATACCTGGCAAAACTGAATTTGTCTCGGTACGGGCTTCTACTGCGTCCAGGCGTCGGGCTTCCATAAGGGCCTCCTTTTCCTTTTGCAACGTCTTAATCTCTATATTGTGGTCGGTACGTTCTTTTTCTCGGCTACGGTAGATGATCACAAGCACTACCGCTAATACTACAATTATAGCACCGAGTATGCCCTGGCCAAGAAACGTGCTCGTAGCCCCGCCGATAGGATCTGTCGCCTGGGCGAAGAACTGCGCACCGACCATCGTGGTTATACCTTGATGATAAAGTTAGTGATCTGTCCAGGCTGCATGTTAGGGTGAGGATCGTCCCCACCAGTGTTTGCGACACCAGTCGAGTTGCTCTGAGAGGTTGAGGCCCAGGCATAACCAGAACCGTCACCACCCGCAGAACCGTTTTTGTTCAATGCGTGGGAGTGAGCTGCAAGCTCGTTCGTGATCAAGGTGTGAGTATCAGTACCACCAGTTTTACCAAGAACTTGAGCGTCGTCCATCAAAGAGAACCGAGCTGCGGTACCTGATGCGGTAGCGGTAGCGTTTGCCGACATGGTAATCGTAGTAGATCCGATAGCAGAGATAGTCGTGCCTGCAGGTACGTTTGCAGAAACGATCTTCATACCGACAGCGAGGCCCGTCATAGAAGCAGGAGTCGCGGTTGCTGATGCGTTGGTTGTGCTGATGGTAGTCGTACGCTGGATACGGTTAGCAGCCGATCCACCCATGTTGTCGAGACCGACAGGCACGCGACCTCGGAGGTCAGGTAGGTTGAAGGTGGTTGAGCCGTCACCGCTACCATATAAATCACCGAGGATCGCGTACAAACTTGAATAGGTCGAGCGTGATACCGCTTGACCGTAACAAAGCAGCCACGAGCTATTTGGTGCGCTTGAGCCACCGTAAGGCAGGATTGAGCCGACAGGTACCAAAGCATTCGCAACAGATGTCGCGAGCTTGCTTAAAATAACACCACCATCTTCGAGGTTGTCTTCGTCGATATGCCCGTTCAAGACGGACAGAATGGCGAGAATAGGCCCGCTGATGTCTACTGCATCTGCGTCTTCGCCGTCGTTTGGTAGTGTTGGGTTTACTGTAGGCATGTTTTTATTTCCTTCTAATGGTTATTCTATCACTTTTGTCGTTTCCGCGCACTAAATGATCGGTCGTTAATTGGGATCAAAAGCTCTTCAATTCGCTGGTTCCATTCGGGATCATAGTTCGGAGAGTCACCGTACTCCTTAAAGAAGCTATCGAAACGATCCTGGACAGTAGAATTGTACTCCTCTGCTTTGCGTTTAGCCTCTTGGATCTTGCCCTCTTTGACAAGCTCTGTGACGCGTTTTGAAGCCCGTGTACGCGCCGATTGTGCTGGATTGTATGCTTTGTAGAATGCGTCAGTATCGGCGCCTCCTGGGGCCCCGTAGAAGCGTCGAGTGATGCTTTCTCCTAGCGATCGGCCACCCACGGCTTCGTCAGGCGCACCAGAAACACGGTCGATAGTGTTGATCGCGTTCGTACCGACTTCACCAAAGGTTTGACGGATCCACTGGTCCACTTTTAGCGGTGAGGTGTTGAACATACCCGCGATGTGGCTCGTGAGCTGTGAGTAGTGCTCGTACTTCTGATCCTGTGGCATCTGATCTTTCATGTAGTCAGGCACGATGTCTTCGCCAGTAAAGAAGTTTTTATTGGTGATTGCTTCGGCCGTTGGCTTGAGGATCTGAGGTGTAACAGATGACAAGAACTTATTCGGATCAGAGAAGTCGATCGGCGTAAATGTGCTACCAAAGTCAGCTGCAACAGATCCACCCTCGTCACGCAGGAAGCCTGCAACGTCAGCATTTGGATCGTCGGCCTTGTATTCGATGAATTTACGGATCGGCTCGGCAAACTCTTTGAAGCCTGGCGGTTTCTTCATCAAGAAGACGCCGTCCCACTTGCCTTTATCTTCGTTCCACTTGGCGCCAGGACCGATGATAACGTAGTTGGTCTCTTTGACGTATTCAGGGATCGTATCATAGATAGCTTTGCGATCTGGATCTGAGACGTTCCAGGCGGTGCTGGCTGCGATAGGCATACCGATCAGGGCTGCAGACTTGGCAGCAAATGATACGGGGCGCTCGGCAGCGTTTCGGAGCATGACGCGATTACCCTGGATGGCAGCGTTGAAGTATGGGATGAAGCTGTTGACCACTCGGCCGTAAGTACCCATCTCGAGGAAGTCGACAGAGTTTTCGCGAGCTGCTTGGTTGGCGATCCGTGATGCATTTTCCTCCATACCTTCTTTGATTGCCTGATTGTAGGAGCCACGGAAGTTTTGAACACGGGTCAGATTTTCGGTAACACCAATGAGATCCTCCATACTGCGGAACAGCGTGCGGAAGCCTTCTTTTGGATTTTTGATCAATGTGTAAGCCTGTGAGCCACGGCTCGCACCGTCGCGGGCCAGTTTGTTCGCGATCTTCTCAGAGGTTGCCTTTTTGGTGTACTGATTGATGTTCAATGCACCCTTATTACCCTTCAAGTATTGCTGCAGGATGTCCTGATCGGCAGCATTGAGTGGTCGGCCGATCGTCATAAAGAGCGAATGGATAAAGTTGCTCGGGTTATGTGTGGCCAAAAGGTTTTTGCTGTTGATGGCAGATCCCACCTGGTCGGCTACGAAGTTAGGCAGCGCAAAGCCCGCGTTCAGTCCAGTAGTACCGTACTTAAACACGTTGTTGCTCATGCGCAAGAAGTTGTTCATGACATTTTGCTGCTGCTTATCCCAGTTATGGACGGCCGACGCTACGGCAGGATCTACCTTCACGACGTTTTCGATGCCATCATCCAGGAAGCTCAGAGAGGTCATACCGCCTTTATCGACAGTAGTCTTGATAGAGTTGGCCTGGTTCCACATACCGCTACGCTGTGCAGACAGGTCCGCCAGATCACGATTGAGGATCTCGATACGATCAAGAAGCGGTTCGAGTTTCGCGTTGCGACTTTCCAGCATACGACGGACCTTGCGGAGTTCCACACTGTCCATCGTCAGGAGCTTATCAGTTACCTCGCGCACGCTGAATATGCCCTCTTTACCACCAGCTTTTTTGTCAAGTTCTTTGACGAATGCTCGGAGTTCCTTCGAGAGCTCGTTGCGACCCTTGCGGTTGAGCGCGGTGATTTCTTTCTTGAGTGCCATCGCTGCATTTTTGTGCGTGCGGATTGCACGGTTCATCTTGTTTACGACGGCCTTGCCTTCTTTGAGCTCGGTCAGAAGTGCGCGCTTTTCATTGACCATATCACTCGATCGGACCAGTTTGGCTTCACCAGCTTCATCCAGGAGACTGTAGAGAGTCTTTGCAGCCTTGTTGCGGTAGGCCTCGACGTGCGCCATCTGAGCTGTTTTGATCGCAGTCTCCAAAGGAGAAAGCAGCTCGGCCGACGCGTACTTGTTACGCTTCTGGACTGCATCAGACTTGGTGATCGATGCCTTCGACCCCATACCTTTGCCCTGTGGCTTGTCGAGCATCCAGTTCGGCAATTCACGCTGTTGGCGCACATAGTCGAAGCCTTCTTCTTTGAACTGATCGTACTGAGCCTTGCTGATCAAACCGTTTTCGAGACGGAAGTCATTGATATCTTCGTAGAATTTTACGAGGCCCTGATATTCTTGATCGAATGAGTCGACACCAGCTTTTGCCAGGCGATCATTAAGTTCGGCCAGTTTCTTCTCTGAGAACTGTTTCTTGCCAGCAGTCGCCAGATCGATTTCTGATCGTACTTTAGCGTATTCATCAAAGGCTTTTCGGCCCGCCACAACATCAGGATTTTTCGCCTGGATACCCTCGACGACGGCCTTCATGCCTGGATCGTTTTCGACAAAGTCTTGAGCGTAAGATAGTGCGCGGTTGCTGTTACCGATCGCTTCACGAGCAGCCAGGTATGCCCCGCTAGTTTTACCTTCAAAATCAGAGCGCTTCAATGTCTTGTAGAGCGGGTGCATATCTGTTACCCACTTGGTCATGAAGTCGTCTTTCATATCGATCAGTTTCGATCCTGCTTTTGTCTCAGACAACGCATCACCGACTTTGTAAGCTAGTTTTTGACCGCCACGGCTGAACATCTTATTAAGCCCGCCGACGATACCACGCTCACCGATCTGTTCGATGCCTTCGCTTGCGGTCTTCTTACCGCCAGCAGTAGCAACATCGGCAACAACCTTGCCACCTGCTTTGTCGGCGTATTTGAGTACCTTGCCGACGCCAGGCAATAGAAGATCGGCTGCAGTACCGATTGCAGCGTTTCGCACGAGATCTTTTTCGCGACCTTCGGCGATGTCTTGGCCAGCTGATACGGCCGTACCTGCGACACTACCTGCAGCGTTAGGGAGGACTTTTGCAGCAATCTGAGCTGCCTTACCACCCTTTGAGAGTTTATCGACGACACTGAGCCCACTCGCGACCTTTGAGGCGCCTGCAGCGGGAATAACGACAGTAGCAACGTCGACGACGCCCTTTTGAGCAGATCCGAACTTTTCACCTGCTTTACCAGCCGAAGTATATTCACCAGGACCACCAAGCATAGCGTCATTGATGTAGTTTTCGGCCTTATCTTTGTTTCCAGTGACGAAGGCACCCGTTCGGATCGCGCCACGAGCCAAACCGCCATAGAGCTTGTCGTTTGAACCCTCGATAAAGTCCATGAAGTTGCCTTTGAATTTGCCGTTCTTTTCGAGCACCTTCAAGGTGTTGCGAGCAGTTGCATCTTTGTCGGTAACAGCCTGCAGTTTTGCTACATAATTTTTGCGAAACTCAGGATCGAGCTTGTCAAACTGAGAGAGAAATTCTTTTTCGTCGAGCTCAAGATCTTTGTCCTGGAGCTTCATTTTGTAAGTGTGGCCCGTACCAGTCAATTTATCCAAGAAGCCAGAGACGTCCATGCCAAAGACTTTTTTGGCCGTCTTATCTGTTAGCTCAAAACCGCGATACTTGTTTGTAGTCTCGCCTTTATCGATCTTTTCAGCTTGTTCACGGGGTGCTGCCTCCTGTCGTTCTGCAGCATACTGAGAGCGCCAGTCACCTGACTTTGAAGTAGATCCAGACTCACCAGTGGAATTTGGATCATTGTATGAAGAGCGCCAGTCTTTGCTTTTTTTGCTCCGTAGGCGCTGGTTACGCTTGATTTGGATGCCGTCGGCCATGTCTCAGGCCCCTAGCTTCCGTATCCGCCACCTAGATAGAACGCCGTAGGACGGTCGTAATTCATCAGGCGGTCGAGTGCGTATGCCTGACCGCGACCCAGGCGGATATTATCGTTGTACCACTGAGCAGCTTGACGGTCTCGTGCGTCACCGTTGGCCAGCAAGTTAATGAGATCTTTACCAGTAAGTTGCGCGTACGATGCCAAGTCGTAGTTCTTTGATACCTGGCCATCTTCGAGCACGTCGTAACCACCCGCAGAGTTTTTGCGGAGTGATAAAGATGGTCCAGCAGATGCGCGAGAGCTTGCAGCTTGCGCAGAACGGCTTTTCGCATTTTCTGCTGCCTGGAACTCGCGGTTGATACGATCCTGTTCGGCCTGCCATGCACGGCGCTCCTGTTCGGATTGCCAGTCGTTTTTGGCCTTGATGTCGCCTTCGCGAGTGTTGAATGCTTTGTTGTAAACATCGGTCTCGATGTCGGCCTTTTTGCCGAGCAGTTGTGATCGTGTAGCAGCAATAGTCGCCTGCAGTTGTGCAAGCGCTGGAAGATAAGTATCAGAGGTGTAATTGGCCTGTTCATCTGGTGAAAAGCCAGAAAAATACATGCCCTTGTTCTGAGCACGTTGTTCGATGCCTTTGAAAGCCTGATCTTTTTTGGCCATGAGGCCCGCTTCTTGAGCAGCTCCAGCATTCGCATTTGCGGTGATGTCTGCATCAATAAGGGCCCGTTGCGGGTCGTATGCTTTGCCGTATTCTGCGATGAGTGATTGGAGTTCTCGTACTTGTGGGGGCATTTTTTATTTTCCTTCTGAGGCTATTTTACCATAAGTTAAAAGACGGAGTAATCAATAATTCGATAATTTAATGGGGTCGATGTCAGCGCAAGGTTGGCGATAAATTGCTGCACATACTCACAATGAATAATAGCATTTTGTCCCTGAATACGCACGGTTACGGACCACGGCACAGGATAATCGATATAACCCGCTCCCGCATCAGTGCCAAGCACCCACACATAGCCCTTCTTGAACCAAGCGTTGCCAGGGCGCGGATCACTACCATAAACAGTATCAGTCGGCCCATTCACCATAAAAGAAAGCAGATCTGGCACTCGATCGAGTGGAACCGTAAAATCACGCACGTTAAGGCCCGCCGTCGCGTTGCCAGTGATGTTGACGCTATCTTCATACACAGCGTTGTTTTTGAACGCTGATTTCTCAGATATGAGGATAAGTTTGGTGAGATCAGATAGGCTAGGCATAGTCTTTGAAAATTAGATAATACACTCTTACTGTAGCACTTGAGCCAGTTGGATTGCTGATCGTAATTGACACACCTGTCGTTGTGGCCCAGTAGGTGATTTGCGGATAGGCAGGCGTATAAAAACCCTCCATACCTACTTCTGGCAGGTTGCCCGTCCAGATCATGCCATCCTGAGTTAGTTCGGCCTGTACATCTACCTCTGGAACATGGCCGACTGTATGCGGGATATTGATTGTTTGTGATCCGAAGGCCGCTACAGTCACATCTTGATAACGTGGCGAACGGTCCTCGCGCTTCATATAGTTTTCGGCCGAGTAAAATGCCAATTTGCTCAGATCAACAGTCATTAGTCGACCTCCAAAAGAACGTACTCGATGTGGAAGTCGAGCGATACGCCTGTAAAACTATCGGGCCCAGGGCTCATAGCAGTGCCCGTATAAGCGACGTTGCCATGCAAACCATTGTAGGTGCGGAATTTGATTGCACTGGCCGAACAGCCTGCAGCTACGGCACCCTGGACGCCAGGAATAGGATCAGAAACAGGTCCACCCCATGCTGTCGCGTCGACAGTAAAAGCGTATTGCAGGACCGTGTCAGGCGCGTTGTAGTCGATATAATTGTTGGTCCAGCGAAAACGGACCATACACTTTTTACCGTACGGATTTGGGACCGAGTTTTCAACTATACGGCCAGAGGTCGCATAATTGGGACCACTCGGTCCAGCATTAGTGATCGTAATCGCACCAGTAGCGACGACCTTATCGATCTCATCCTCAGAGATAAATTGCAGAATATCGACATCATGGTTCATGAAAACGCATCCTCGACATCGTTACCAGTCTTTGCCACGGCGATCCCGCCCTTGCCGTCTGGTAGGATACCGAGTTGCATAACATTGTGATTGCTGTCATCAGGGTTATAGAAGAACCATGTTTGCATATCCATTTTGAAGAGCAGTTGCGAGTCGCTGGCCTTTGAAACATCCACGCCATCGATTGAGATCTTGATACCAAAATCCTTGCCATCACCCCATCCGTTCTTCTGATAGCCGATGAGCATTCGCTTGTTTTGGCCATCAGAAAAAACGATCGACTTCGTGAGAGCATTGAGTCGATTGATCACATCATTCAAAGATGCCATTTGCTGCTCGCGTGAGGCGTTCGGCGGGATATTCTGCAGCGTACCGCCCTGCATACCAAGTCCAGGAGGCATTACTTCGGTCGTCCTTCCTTAATCTGCGCAATATAGCCGTACAGTTCGACAGGAGTCTCGACACCTCGGCGCTCGAAGCGGTACTGAATATGACGGCCACGGCCACTCATAGCTGATTGCTTATCGATCATTTTGTTACGGCCGTATTTGGTACCGTCACCCCATACGAACGCGCCCCATTTTGCACCACCACCAGAAACGATGTACTCGCGCATATCAGGACGGTTGGCGAAGTCCATGTCTTTACCGACGAGCATCGTGTAATTGGCGTCGACAGTACGGATCACAGGACGAAAGCGCTTGATACGCTTTTTTGAGGCACCAGAGCCATAGATCTTGTAATTGGTCCAGTATTTCCAGTCGATAGGCTTGCCCGCGTCAGAGTAGCCCTGCTCGCCCTTAAACATCCAGGCAGCGACAGAGCTGAACTCGATCAGTTCGTTGTTGTCCTGGGTCCACTCAAGCGATCCTACGATGTTTTTGTCGGTATCCAGGAACCACTGATCGGTCGCAATATCATAGAGAGCCATACGGTTGTTGTATGCACTCGGCGCTTTGGCATAGTAGACACGCAGTTGGTTACGATAGAGGTGGAAACGGACCTTGCTTTTATCGACGATCGCAGAGAACTCAGGCTCCATTTTGCCAGAGATGTCTTTGTCAGAAATACCGTTGAAGGCGTTGACCGATCCATCGTCCGCCATGAAATAAGCATTGTTTTTGTCGACCGCGATTGCCTCGTCAGAGACGGCGCCCTTCGTACCGATCGCCTCTTTACGGGTGAAGCTCGAAATATCGTTACCGAACACAATATGCTTGGTTTCGTGGGTCCAGATGACCAGGTTGTCCTGGAATGAGCGCCAGCCGACGATCGGATCTGAGTTTTTAGGGTCTGGAACATAGAAGAAGTTGACAGATGGGTATGTCGCAAAATCATAGAGCTCGCTGAACCGCACCAAAGTCTTGTCCGTGACGAAGAATGCACGGCCCTGGTGAATGATGACGTGCGTGGCAGCAAGTGGAGCGTTCGGGATGTTTGAAACAGCCGATCCATCGTACCAGCGCGGAGCATTGATACCGTTGACCCATATGTTTTTGTCGTCGACGAAAGCGAACCGCACATAGCTCGAACCTGGATTGAGTGTTGCGTCCAGGACCGATACAGTACCGTTATCTTGAGCAGAATATACAGAGTCGTCGGCTGCGAAAAGTGTGCGCTTCTGGCCATCGCTTGGATAGCGTCGGATGTAGCCTTTGACCCCTTCGGCCATCGATAGGTATGACTTGAAGCGGAACGACGAACCCAGGCTATTCCAGGAAACACCACCATCGACACTGTCGAGGTCGAGCGCACCAGCATCAGCAGTTTGGCGAACGTAGTAGCTGCCAGATCCGTTATCTTGGATAAAGAGCAGGGCAAAATAATCACTGCCGTTATTGAGGTCGGGCGCGTCCATCAAATAAGAAGGGACGTACTGATAAGTGTCAGTGATGTCAGATGACAGGATCGAAGTCTCGCCGATTATCTGGCCAGGTACACCACCATTGTCCTCACAAACTTGGATCATGACGTGGCCAGTGGCACCTGCAGCACGCTTGATCTCAAAGTCCAGGCGTGTCAAAGCACCGTCGGTTGTCGGGCTAAATGGCTGCGCAATAATACGAGTAGTAGTAAATTCTACATCACCAGTTCCAGTATCGACGTTCTGAGCATCGAGTGTTTCATCGACGGCCGTACTGAGCGGATCAGATCCCTTGCGGGTACGGTTGGCGACTCGAGTATCGTTGTCATCGCGTGCGTACATACGCGAATTGATTGTCCAGGGAGACTCACCCTTTGGCATGATCTGATCAGGCGCAATAAAGTTGAGCCCACGAAGGTCGTAGGTCTCGTCGATCTTTGGCTCACTTGTCGCCATGATCTTGCGCTGAGTCTTGCCAAAAGAGCTGCGCATGGCCTACTCTCCCAGTCTCGGTACGCCCGTTGAATTTCCGCGTCGACGACGACTGTTCATGATGATCGGACCAGTCTTGCCACCGCCACGCGCCTCGTTACGAATAAACGCATTGACCAGAGGCTCCATGTTGGTGCGCTCCTGCGCTGCTTCGGCGTAGTCTTCATTGATTTCCATGATACGGGCCAATGTACCCTTTGAAACAAGCTCAGAATAGCGATCTGGCACTTCACAATCGTCGCTGTCATCCTCCATAGCAACAGGCTCGCGCAAATAATCGATCTGGAAGGTGTGTGCGACGCTCAGAGGCGCTGCAAAACGCATAGCGTTACCGAACATGGTCCAGTCGGCCTGACGTGCTGCAGTAGCCGTGGCAAAGTTCGCGTGACGGCGCATAAATTCTTCATATTGTAGGTATTCTTCGGTGATCGGCGCGACATCTGGCACGGTTCGGTAAATCGAGATCCAGGTCATCATATCGCTTGGAAAATCAGCGGTGGTATCGTTGATCGACGTGGTAATAGTATCGCTCGACTCCATCAAACGAGTGCGAGTGTTGTTGAACAATTCATAGACAAACCAGTTAGCTGCCTCGGCGATGAGGTCTTCATCATACTGATCGTCGGTGAGTAATCCGCGTACTGATGCTTTAATTTCTGCGAGTGTCATTATTTTTTGTTTCTCCTAGTCTTTAGTATACCACCCGTCCCCCCAAAGCGTGAGCAGGTTCTCGAAGTAATATTCGTATCTTGGCGCCACGGCTTCCATACTGTAATTCGACTGAGCGTACTCTCGGATCTCTTTGTGATCGAACTTCGGCGCCTTACGGACCGCTTCACAAAATTCCTTGAAAGTACGACATCGATAGCCAGTCACCCCGCCGATGTTTGTCTCTGTAAAAGCTCCCCAGTCAGTAGTAATGATCGGCGTACCGCATAGCATCGCTTCGATCGCTACCCCGCCAAAAGGTTCGATGTACTGCGTCGGCACAAAAACGGCCGTAGCACCCGCCATAAGCTCGCCTCGCTGCTTGGCATCCACGACACCGACATATTCACCGTATTCTGGCGGTGTGCCGTGTCCTGCGACCTTCAAACGCACGCCGACGTATTTACACACATCAGAGGCAATTTGATAGCCCTTGCGCTCCGTGAGACGACCGATAAAGAGGTAGTATCCTTTGTCTTCATGTTCTGGAAAATCTTCGACTTCGTAGTAGTTCGGGATCACCGCATCATAGAAATTGCCGTCGATCGCATTCGGGTTCGGGTTCGAGCTGCCGTATACCGTGTGCATCCAGGCATAACTCTCAAAAACACGGAACTTAGAGAATGTACCACCGTAGCCGATACCAAACTCGACGCAGATCATCCCTGGTAAAGCATCGGCGATCGGCTTGTGGCTCGTACCACCAATGACGCAAATGATGTCTTTTTCTTCGGCCCGTTTCTGGATCTCCTCGACCACTGTTTTATTGAACTTTTGCCAGGTTGGAAGGTTTGAATTGAAATCAGCGTCGACATAAAATTTGCCGTCCAGGAACGCCAGGCGCTCCTCTTCGGTGATGCACGGGATCAATTCAGTAACTCGAGCCTCATTTTGCTCGCCTGCATACAAAAATACCTCGTGACCGCGGTCCGTCATCATATTGCAGAATTTTCGCACCTTCTCCGTAAAAGCACACACCACAAAGTCTTTGGTGGTCTGAGTGTGTGGGAGGCCTACGACGTGAAATCTCATGTTGCGATCAGATAATTTACTACTGTTGTCGGTTGAATGATGTTGTGGGAGTTTGAAGCGCTTGCAGCGGTGTTGTTTTGGATCTGGACAGAACCGAGGCCTGCATCGTTGTTCGAGTAGCGGAAACCAGAACCATCACCAGGCGACACGTTACCAATTCGAGCCTGGTGTCCGTGAGCTGGCAAACCTGACTCTGCAGCAGTAAGCAAGTGGCCTGGCTCGCCACCAGTTGCACCAGTGTTACCGAAGATACCGCCGTTGTACTGGTTAGCCAAGACATTCGCGAGAGTACCACCCATGCCGTCGGTACCAGCAGGAACGCGACCACGAAGATCTGGCGCATAGAAGTTGCTAGTGTCTGGTACGCCAAAAGGAACGTATCGAACGGTGTGTGTGCCTGATCCAGACGATGAAGTGTTGACCACGGTACCCGCATTGAGGCGAGCAGTTGTCAGTTGGAAGGTGTTGGCAGTCTTGTTATAGACGAAATAAGTGGTGTTTGCCGTGATACCTGTTGGCAGCGATCCAGTTGTTGTAAAGATTACAGGGTCGCCGTTCTGCAGACCATGAGAGTTTAGCGTAACAACACCAGGCGATGCATTGGTGATCGTCGCAGTACCAAGACTAGGCGCAATCACGGCAAATAGCGCAGCGTAAGTCGTGCGCGAAAGTGATTGACCGTAACAGAATAGCCATCCAGTCGGCTCAGTTTTACCGACATACGGAATGATCATACCTGTCAGATATGGACCAGTAGGACCTGTCGCCCCTGTTGGACCTGTAGCTCCAGTGTTTCCAGTTGGACCAGTCGGGCCCGTAGGACCTGTTGGTCCCGTCGGCCCAGTAGCACCTGTATTACCAGCTGTACCCTGTGGACCCGTTGCGCCAGTCGGCCCAGTCGCACCAGTGTTTCCCGTTGTCCCTTGAGGCCCAGTTGGACCAGTTGGCCCTGTAGGTCCTGTGGCACCGACGGCACCAGTATTTCCTGTTGTACCTTGCGGACCAGTTGCTCCGACAGGACCAGTCGCACCTGTGGCACCTGTATCTCCTTTTTGAGCAGCTAATTGCCAGTAAGTCTCCCAGTTGGCACCGACACCAGGCTCATCATCATCAGTGCCAGAGGTGTGCGCCAAAATACACGAGTACGAAGACCCGTTATGTGTGACTTGATCAGCGAAGTTATAAGCAGTTGCAGTAGCCCAGTCGCCCACAAAGACAGTCGAACCACCCGCAGGGCCGACAGGTCCGCTTGGGCCAGTTGGTCCTGTGGGACCCGTAGGGCCCGTTGCACCAGTGTTTCCTGTCGTACCTTGTGGACCAGTGGGTCCAGTCGCTCCTGCGGGTCCTGTGGCTCCTGTAGGGCCAGGAACGGTACTTGCTGCACCAGTTGGGCCAGTGGCTCCAGCTGGACCAGTTGCACCTGCAGGTCCCGTCGGACCAGTCGGTCCTGTTGGGCCAGTAGCACCGTTGCTACCTGCGGGTCCTGTGGCACCTACGGGACCCGTTGGCCCCGTTGCACCCGCTGGACCAGTTGCTCCTGCGGGACCAGTAGGACCAGATGGACCTGCAGATCCTTGAGGACCAGTCGCGCCCGCTGGACCGCTCGGGCCAGTCGGACCGCTAGGCCCTGCGGGACCAGGCGTACCTGCAATAGTCGATCGAACATTCAGCGCAAGCTGGCGCACCACAACAGAGTTGCGAGCTTGTGCGACCACTTTGCCGTTTACGACCGCACCAGGTTTGTAAGTTACGGCGATGCGTACCTGGTCAGCCATTATACGCTCCGATTGGTCGGTTTCCCGTCGATCTTTAATTTACCTTCAACAACGGTATTTACGACAGGATCAGCACCGCCAATCGCAGGATATTTGACCGTAATATCGTAGTGATAACTAGCAGGATTTACAGTAGTATCGTCGGCTGTGAGCACGATTTCAGTCTCACCAGCAGTAGGATCACTGTGCTCGGTAACGTCGACTTTGATGGCTGCATTGTTGTCAGTAGCGTCGGTATCAGACTCGGCAGTTTTGGCAGTAAAATAAACAGTCGCGCCCGTCAGATCGACAGGAGCCCCGTTTGCATCGGTGATAGTAACGGTGATCGGGAGGGTGGTCCCGCGCTTGATTTCAATATCTTCTTTTTTGGCCATGAGTTTTTTATTTCTCCTGTTGATAGTATATCAAAAAAACATAAGAAAAACGCCCCATTTCTGGAGCGCTTTTCGTTGACGGTATAAGCTGTTAGGCTTCCATCGTCCAGGCACCGCTGGCCTCGACTACGAACCAAGTGTCAACACCATCACAGCGCAGCTTCACATAGTCGCCTTCGACTTGATCAGCTTTTGCCATAAGGATCGACTTGTCGGCCGTACCCGTTCCACCAAGAATACCCTGGATCTTGTCACTTGAGTGCGGAGCAATCTCGTGACCGATACCCTTGTTGGCTGATCCTGCACCGACAGGACCGCTTGTTGGAGGCACATTACCCAGGACAACGAATACTTCGAGTCCTACGTTGCTAGTAGCAGCGTTTGGCAAGGTAGTGACAAGTGCATCCTTCTGGATAAGCAAAGCTGAACCAGAGTCACTGTTGGCCACAGTGTTGTTGGCTGTTACCTTCTCACCGAGAACGCGTCGGCCATCACGCAATTTGATAGTTGCCATGATTATTTACCTTCTTTCTCGTCACGAGCCTTTTCGATAGCTGCGACAATTTTAGCTTTTGTATCTTCAGCTGGAGTAAGTTCGACTTCCTCTTCGATCGCCAATTCCTTGAGCTGATCGACGGTGTAATCGTCCTTATCCAACGGCTTGCGTGGTTCTGGAGTGTCGCCACCCTCGCCACCTTCACCGCCCTGGTCACCTTCATCACCAGTTTCGTCGCCTTCTGAGCCTTCGTCACCGTCGTTACCTTCGGTTTCGCTGGCGGGAGCCTGGCCACGGTTCTCTAATTGAGTTTGAGCTTCGTTTTTGGCTTCCTCTTTTGCCTGGGCCTTTACAGCGCCATCAGCGCTACCCTTGTTCTCTTCGGCAGTTTTACCTGCTTTAAGATCGGCGTTTTCTTTCTCAAGTAGAGACAGGCGAGCCTGAATACCCTTGAGGGTTTCGTCACCAGGTTGTGAGCCGTCTTTGTTCTCTGTTGCCAGGTACTTAGCATCGACTTCAATTTCCTTGACTTCACCAGGATTGGCTTTTCGCACGAAGCGATAGCCTACGCGCTCGGCTGCAGCAGCTTGGCTGTCACCGAACTTTGGGTGTACTTTGACGATAATTTCGTCGACGGTCTCACCATCGTCATTCTTCAAGCGGTACAAGCCCGCAGGTCGCAGAGGGCGCTCCTGAGACCCGAAGCCATTTGACTCCTGGGTCTCTCCCGCCTTTGATGCTGCTAGTTGTTCTGTGGTTTTTGGCATGTTATTGCTCTCCCTGTTGCTTCTTATTTATTAGGCGATCTTGCGTAGACGGATACCGACACCCTTGTTTGCAGGGATAAACGCGTCGTAGTAGCGACGACCTTCTGCTACTTTACCATCGATACCTTGAACGACATCGAGGATACGCACCATGTTGAACTTGGTAGGAGCAACGAGAACCTTCTTGTGTACTACCATGAAACCGAAGTTCGCGATGTAGTAGCTTGAAGGACAAACAACGATCGTCATGCCGAGGACTTTACCGATGGCACCAGTCTTGTTGTCAGTGTAGCTCTTGTCACAGTTCTGTTTGAACTCAGGGTCGCGCCACAGGTAGGTCTCAGCAGTAGCAGAGATGTAAACAACTAGGTCGTCAACATCGACTTCTGCGTCGATCAGGGCAGCACGTTCCGCCAAAATACCCTGGAAAATGTTGCTGGCAGATAGGGCGCTTGTAGTCACCTGGCCGTTAGCCGAAGCGTAGGCAGCAAGGACAGTCAGGCGGTAAATGTCAGTCGTAGGTACTGAAACCTCGCGAACCTGGCGCTTAACAGCCTTGTCAGCTTCCTGCACCATCATGCTGTCTTCCAAGTTACCTCGGTCGATAGTGAAGGTGAAGGCCTTATCTTGTGAAAGGGTGAACTCTTGGACACCAGTTCCAAGTTCTACCAATGGACCGAAACGATCCTTGCCGTAGCGAACGTAGTCAACTTCGGCGACGGTGTCGACGTTGTAAATGGTAACACCAGCCACACCGTGGAAGGTCAGAGTGATACCGTTGTTGATGATCAGGGCAGTCTTTGACTCAGTGTAAAAACGCTCGTCAAGGACAGCTAGATCTTCGTGTGCATAGTTTTGCATTTTTGAAGTTTCCTTATGAATTAATCATCGGACTTCAAGAACTCGGTACGGTTGTACCCCTTTTTATTTTGAGGTTGTTGCGTACTTGCGTTGCGAGAAGGTCCGTTAGCGTTACTTTCCTTCGCAATTCGCTCACGCTCTTTACGAGCAGCTTCTTGTTCTATAGCCGTAGTGTCAGTGGTAGCTGCCAAACGTGCTTTTGCAAGCGCGTGCCAGTCTTCCAGGTTATCAGGATTGGTCCAGTAGTCGTAAGCAGCTTTACCGCCCTTGTCTACTTTCTCTTTCAAGATTTCACCCATAACTTTAGATTCTTCGGCCGAGACGGGATGTGTCGAGAAGTATTCAGATTGAAGTCGAGCAGTACGCTCTGCGCTATTAGACGCTTTGAGTTCTGCTACCTCTTTTGCAAGAGGGTCATCGTCTTCACCATCTTCATCGTCTTGCTTATTGTCGGCAGGCTTCGTATCTTTCATGGCATCCTGCACCGCTGCAGCTGCCTTCTTAGCCTCCTGTTGACGCGAAAAGTCGCGTTGGCCGTCACGGATCTCCTGTAGGAGCTTGCGTTCACCATCGGTCGTAGGTACCGCCCGATTGGTTTTCTTGGCCCATTCGTCAAGGTCGTCATCGAACTTTGAAGCAGAAGAATTATCTTCCTCTTCGTCGGTTTTATTTGATTTATCATCATCAGCCGACGTATCGGTAGATTTTGATGAGTCCAGGTTGTCGTCGCCCTTATTGGCGTCGTTCTGATTATCCGTCGTCGCTTTTCCCTGGTCAGCCTGATTGTCAGCGTTTTGCTGGTCAGTCTGGTTATCAGCAGCGTCGGTTGTGGAATTTTCGTCCATCAGTTCTCCTTAATTTGTGTTTGAATGCGCAAACCACCGAATGTGGTTATGGTACTAGAATATATGCTCACCAAAAGAAATGCAACTATTCCGCTGGAGCGGGTTCATCTTCGGTGTTTTCGGCCTCGGCGTCCGCTTCGGCAGTCTCGGAGACTTCCTCTTTTACGGTCGCAGGGATCTGGCGCAAAATGTAGTCTTCAAGCTCTTCGATACCTGCAGCTTTGTCGAGTTCAGAGACACGCTTCTCATTGGTGTAGTAGACAATTTCCTGGATCGGCTTGCCTTTTTCATCGAACTGGCCCGTATCGCGGTAGCCGACACCATCTTTAGCCATTTTGGTGTGGTAGGCAGCGAATGACTTCGCCTTCGCCAAAAGATCACGAAAAGCAGGCTCGTCTTTGATGCGAGCGTATGAGTGCTTTACGGCCTCAATCTCTTTAGTTTGTTCTTCGACACGCGCTTTGTGGGCTGCTCGGCGAGTTTGCAAGCGTCCCTGTACTTCATGTGATCGATCGTTTGGTCCTGGCATAGTGTTTCGTTGCTCCTTTTACACTTTAGAACTTAATTATATCACGCCATCGCTGGTGCCATACCCGCAGGTGCTTGTGCAGGGGTTGGCGCAGGTGGGGCGATCAGATTTTCCATTCCTGGAACTACGCTACCATCGCCACGGGTTGCAGGGTCCATGAGATCCGCGCCATCATTTGCTTGCTGTAGCATACGATTTTGCATATCACCCTTGAGGCTAGGATCTGGTTCCCATCCGAGATCAATCTGTGCCTGGTAACGGCCCCACGGCTCGAGATCTTTGTAGCTAACATTGAGGTAATCTTTGTCGTTGCTATCTTCGTCAGGTTGCTTCGGAGGTGCAAGCATTTTGTTGAATTTCTCGTCGGTAATATCAGGATTGATGGTCTGGACCATAAAGCGCTTGATCTCGACAGGGTCAAAGATACCCTGCGGGTCGTTTGTAAGGATCTCAAAGATCTGGTTTTGCTTTTGGCCGACTTCCATCTGCTTGCGCTTGATGGTTGTGTCGAGTTCGACATGTGGTTCCCACTCGCCATTGTATTCCCACGGATCAAAGTCGCGGAAGGCGACACCCTTCGGTCCGACAATGCGAATTGCAGTCGTTCGAGTGACAAAAATCTGAATAAACTTGACGATGATCGAGCCAAGTTGTGCGTATCCTTCGCTCTCGAGGTTGCTGATCTTCGTTGAGAAGCGGTTCTGAGCCTGGTTGAGCTGTGTCGATACTTCGGTTGCGGTTGTACGGCTTGAGCTTTGAGAAACACCCTGTACGGCGTCGTCTGCAGCCGTAGCACGGCGCATACGCGCTGCAATAGCCTCTTTCTTGCGATCGAGGTCCTGAGACAGCTGTGGGCGCTCCAGCGGGCTAATAGCACCCTTTGGAATTGGATATACGGCACCTGGGATAGTTTCAATTTCTGGCGCAAGATCGGCGAACTGAGGGTCAATCTGGTACATCGGCGTATTCTGATACGCGTTGTTGTCAACATCCATCGCCTCGTAGTCATTGAGCAGCTCGGCGTCACCCATGATGATCGCCATTTCACCCTCACCATAGAAGATAGAGGTGTCGACATAGTCACGGAGAACAGCAAACGGCAAAAATGGATCGATTTTGTTGAGCTTGCGCTTGGTTTCGACAACCTGACCATCCACTTCGACTTCGACAGTCTCTTCCATCTCTTCACGTTGGCACCAGGTAGGCTTGTTGTAGATAAATTCTTTGCGGTTTCCGATCTCGTACACACGACCAGTTTGCAGATCGTAGAGTTTGATGACAGCAACTTGACGCTCGACAGCTTGATCCCCCAAAGTAGACCCGTTGAACATGTCTTTGAAGGCTTTATCTGGTGCAGCTTTGTCGCCGTTGCCAGCGCCACCGCTCTTTGCGTCCTTGTCGAAGCCAATTTTGTCGAGGTTTTTATATCGAGGTACCATTTTGTCTTCGTCGGCGTCGTAAATCATCTCACGCTCAAGCGTTGTCTTGTCGACAAAATAGCGATAGCCCGCGTAGCGAGCAGGGTTCGTAGTCTGAGTCAGGCCAGTTGAAAGCGGATCGACAAAGAAGTCACGGAGCGGGATATTCTCGATAAATGGCTTACCCTCGACCCACGAAACGTGCAAAATACCCGTACCATACAGAAGCATGTCGCGGACCCACTCTTGATTTTTGAGGCCCATCTGATTACAGATCATGTAATAGTCGAGCATACCGTTCAAAACGTCGGTGTCGTCAGTCTGTTCTTCATTCGTTTTTACGAAGTGGAATTTTGGATTGCCACCCGCGATGTTGGCCACCAAAGTTTCGATGATCGTATGAGCTTCACGGATAACAGGGTCAGAAATACCCTCATAGTTACGCTGTACGCGTTGGCCTTTGTAAACACGAAAGTAATTATCCCAGTTCGTGCGAAAACCGCTATCGACATACTCGATAGCGTCATCGAACATTTTGAGCGCTTCATCAAGCGTCAATTCGCCACTAGCGTCTTGTACGTCGGTGTGCTGCTCTTTGAGCTCGTCTTCGGGAGACTGCTTCGCGCGTACGGATGGCACTGGCGCTGCTGCTGTTTGTGGTCCCGAGGGAGCTGTTGCTGAAGGCTGAGTTGGTTGCATTTGTGTTTCTCGTAGGTTTACTAATTTTATCCTTTGCGTATTCCGTGTCGTAGGCCGACCATTCTGCCATCTGCAGCGCGATTGCCATCGACATAACGGTATCGTCGTGCTGGCCCTGCTGTGCGTTCATGGCACCCTTATCGTCACGGACATAGCTCATACATTCGCGGATGAATACTACATCTAGGTCGATTATATCATTTTCGCGGATGGTACGCACTAATTCATTAATCATAACTGGTTTAGTCTTTTTATTGGTTAGCCAGCCGAATTTTGAAGTGCGGACTTGGAACTGTTCGTCCTCTGCCGACTCGCGCATATACAGGTTGCGGTAGAAGGTATTTTTGAGCTTGGCAGCCGTAGTCAGGCCGTGGTTGTTGATCTCGACGCCGACCAGCGCCTTGTTGTAGAACATGCCGATCGCGAACACCAAATCACCAAGTTCGTCAGGGTCGATCATACCGCGCCAGCGAGCAACGGTTTTACGTCCAGCAATATCCCACACGGTAATAACCGAATAGTCAGACTCTTTACCCTTGCTCGACTCGATCTCGATACCCTCCGAGACGTCGACACCGATGGCGTACTTCTTGTTTTTCTCAGGGAGCCACCAAACACGAAGCGGTGTAGGATCTGTAGCGTCCGAAACGCGTCGTAACTCCTTGAAAATGTACTTTTCGGTGCTGTATGGGTCCTCGTTTTTGACAATATCGCCCGACATATACGGATGTGTTTTTGCTGCCTGGACCGCGATTTCTTCCATTTTTTGCAGCATTTTGGTATCAAAAACAGGCCGACCAGACGCCAGGAACGCCTCTTCTGGTGTCGAAGGGTACTCCTGGTAGAATTTCTTCGGATCGGTGCGGAACTCGAGCTTTTTACGGCGTCGAAACGCGATTTTTCGGGGCCACGACTCGCGATCATAGCCCTTTTCCTCGAACAGCTCATAAAGTGCCGTCTCTTCGTCGTCGAGATGGCCAAGTTCTTCGTCAGTAGCGGGCAATTCGTACTTGTAGTGCTGATGCCACGGGAAAAATAGCGGTTTGAACTGGCTCTCGCCACGTTTTGCCAGCTGCCACTCGTCATAGAAGTACCCACCGATACCGTTGGCCGTGCTCTCCAAGAAAACAAAGCTCTCAGGCGCCATCGGAACGGCCTGCAGCGCACTCGAAACGATGTCGGCGGAGTCGTCCCAAAAGGCGACCTCTGATCCGTGGAAAAAGTTGATGTTGTCGGCGCGACCCTTACCGTCGGCAGCGACCATCGTCTTGATTTCAGACTGCAAGCCTGGCGGAGTTTTGCCCGCTTCGGCATATTCCTTCTTCACCTCGTCGGAAACGTCAAACACAAGCTCATTTTTGGTGTTATATTTGCGATCTGGCTGGAAGTGCGGGTGGCTGTACTCGTAGTAGCGACGGAACATCTTATACAGGGCCGAAACAGCGTTCTTTTCGTGCGCGATAATGACCGATGTGACGTAGCGGTGGGTCGAAGTCCACCAATAACAGAGGGCCTCGATCAGTGTCGAGATACCCATCTGGCGTGCTTTCAGGATGATGTAGCGGATCGGACGGCCGTGGATCAGGTCGTCGATCACCTGCTCGACAAGCGCCTGCTGCTCCCAGTTCAAAACTTCTTTGAGCGGGACCAACTGCTTCGTCATTTTCTCTTTGATGACCAGGTTGCGCTCGATGAAAATATAAAAGTCTTCGGCGATCACCTGGATCGCACGCTTGGCCTGCTCCTCTTCACTCAGATCGTCATAATTGTCGATCCGACCGAGGATAATCTCTTTAGTTTTGAGGCTGAGTTCGGGATGTTGTGCCATGTGTTTGTATCCTTCGCGCGGTCAACGGATCGAGCGGGTGATTTTTATTCCAGATTTCTATTTGCTCGGGGGTAGGTCCAGGCTGTTTGAGGCCCTTTTCTCTCTTGATTATATCAAGTCCCATGATGCCTGCAGCCTGTTCGATCGCCATTTGGAAAAACTGCGATTTATTGTCGATCTGATTGAGCGTTTTTAAGTGGCGTTCGGGTATCCAGATATTGATACGCTTGCCTGGTCCGTAGTTCTTGAGTTTCGGCATTAGAAAGCTGGCTCCACGTCTTCATCAGGCTCGGCCTCCTCACTGGATCGGTCGATCGGCTGCGGATAGTACAGCTTGAATTTAGCGGTGCGCCACGGCGTATTCACCTTCGATTTGGTGATGGTGGCTTCCACTTCCTGGCCGATAAACAGCTTCTTTTTGGTGTCGGCAGCGGTTCGGCCGAAGCGCCAAGATTTGATTGTCTTGAGCGAGATCATGAGGCTGGCGTTGTAGTCCTTGCCTGTACCGCCTGGCGTGTACGTCTCGGGCGTATAGGTGCCAATTTTGTCGCGGGTCTGGTTGATGATCACGAATGCAGTCTTTGAGTCCCGCAGATCGCCCATAATCGTCTCCAGGAACTTGTTCACGAGCTTTGGCTTCTGGCCGATGTTGCTGGCGGTGATGTCGGACTCATCGATCGTGCGGGTGGTGGTCATAGCGAGCGAGTCGAGCACAATCAGATCGTACGTTTTGTCGCGAATGGCTTTTTTCAGGATCGGCACAATGTCTTCCAGATAACCAGACTTGTTGTAGATCTCGAACTTTTTCGGGTCCAGGCGCAGAGCCACCAAAAGAGAAGGGTTGAGCGACGCCTCAGTGTCGATATAGAGCACTTTGCGGTCCTTGAGCCCCGCGATCATGTTGAGACACAACGTCGTTTTGCCGACGCTGTAGCGCCCCTCGATCTGTGTCAGGCGACCCTTTGGGATCATGGTGAGCTGGTCGAAGGCGGGGATACCCGTCGTCAGCCATTCCACCTCATCGAGCCCCTTTTTTTTGAAAGCTGCCAAAGCCTTTTCAGGATCATAGCCGTCGGGCATCGGTCGTTCAAATGGATTTTCATGCTTGACCGAACTGATTTTACCCATTGTCATACCGCCGTTGTCGACGACGCCTCTTGCATCCAACACTTCACCCGTCCCTTCGTCAATGTTATTTTTGCGAGCATATTCAACACGACAAGCAGGTTTGCAAAATTTAGCGGTATCGCGTTTTGCTTCAAACTCTACGCCATCATTCAGGCAAATCTTCTTCATCGTCGTCTTCATCCTTTTTGCGGTCGATCCAGGCGACCCGTTTCAGTTGTTTCACACCGCAGTTTTCGCACTCGACCTGGGGGACCCGCAGGCCCTTCTCGATCGTGTATTCACGGGCATCACCGCAGTTGTGACAGTGTAATTCTAGGGTATAGGCGCCTTCCATCAGGCTGCTCCGTCAGGTGTATCCTCGCGCTCGGGAAATGGCAGGATCACCGTCATATCGTTGTTGACGATCCGTTTCAGCCCACCAAGAGCTAATTTAACTTCACGGCGAGCAGTGAGGTGAGGATACTCGTCGATAAACACGACATTTTCATAATCAGGCTCGCGCTCCATTACAGCAGGCCCATCCCCTTCACCTCTTCGTCAGTCAGGCGTTCGAACTGAGACTTGTCATTCAGCACCGATTTTTCGAGGGTAATTTGTGCCATTGTGCGCAGATCTTTTAGCGTAACAGCCGTGATGCGTTGATCATCTGGCGTCACCTGGTACACACGACCAGTCACGATCATCGGATTGCGGTCCTTGCGGGCACGATAATAGCGTACGTTGTTATCCATAAATTCCTCCCTTACCATTGTTCAAACGCTCCTGTGGCCCAGTAGAGAGCCAGGGCCACCAAAATAAACAGAGCCCATACGACGGCAACACGGCCGAAACTAGGACTCTTTACTTGGCGCATCCCACACCTCTTTCTTGCCGAGAACGACTGTACCGCCCTCAGTCTGCAGCACAAAACCTTCCTCGAATTGCGGCACTTCATTGAATGCCTGCAGGTCCGTGACAGTGCTACCGAACGGCTGCGCGTGCTTCGGATCAGTGTCGTCGTCAGGACGGATCACCCCGCCCACTTTGAGCAAATTCCAGCTGGATCGCTCATCCTTTAAGTATTCAAAACGCCAGTTGTCGAGAGTGATTGTATTCATGCTTTTAGCGTAACAAGTTAGCGTAACAAAAACAATAGCGTAACAAACAAAAACCCTGCGAGGAACGAGTCCAAACAGGGTGCAGCAGATTTAGCGTAACACAGAGCCTCTATGAAGGCGAGAGGCTATAAAAAATTACCCTGGAAAAAATTTTAGAGGTCAGAAAAAAAATTTACCGAGAAAGAGACGCGTGGATACCTTATCGACCCATATACACTCTGTATATATAGCGTGAAGCGTCGCCTCCACGGTCGGGCCCACCCCCCCACCTACCCCCCCCTCTCCTATATACTATGAAACAATTTATAAACTCACGCAACACGCTAGATATGGTGTATGTGTATGTATGTATATGGGTGTATAGTACGCTACCCCTGTTAGGTTACGTCGCAAAATGTATCTTGGGCGACGTAAGCGTGACCCCTGTTATAACAGAGGTGATTAATCCAGCACGCTTTGGATGTTCAGTTTGACTTGGGCGGATATGTTACGCTGTACAGCTTTACCCCGCAAGTGTTCAATGACAAAGTGCGCGTTTTTCGTGGCGATGCGTTCATCCTCAGAATGCACCAGCTCGCTGACACGATCAATAGCCTCACTTCCGATCTGTTCTAGTCCATTCTCTATGTATTCTAATGCACTAACGTCTCTATTTTTTGCTACTATCCGCACGGCCCGTGCATCGGGGCGCTTATATTCTGGATCAGTCTCGCGTACGGCTTGCGTATGATTGCCACTTAATACCGCTTGTGCATTATGTTGCGCCACTGTTCGCGGTGTGATTTTCTTATATACCCTTTTTGGTGTTTGTCGTTCGATACTCATATAAGCATTATAGCATCACGCGCCGATCATGGCCGTTGTGTATGTTTGGTATCGCTTGTATATATACGCGCGATCAACATACACGGGCCGTTTGTTACGCTATTTTGTGAAGGTTATTGATCAATTTGTTACTTTTATTATAGCAATTCCACCCCTGTTATTCAAGACTTTTTCGGACTTTTTTCATAAAAAGTACTGACATATTCATTGAGCCTATGGTACTATGTGTACATCGCAAGCAACACGGCAAGCGAGAACATCACAAGCAGATCAGTACGCGAGTAAACGCCTCGCATGATAAACAAAATAGTGCTACTGATCCCACGGTGATGAATAACGGGGAACATATCGCGGTTACAGATTGTGTAAAGTATGATCTGGTAATCAAAACACTTAAAAGGCGATCCGCGATCCCCACCAAAAATAAAAACAACAAAATGAAAGGGGTTATTCTATGAATAAGCCAAGCAAAAAACAGATTGAACGCGCAAAAACAGAGGCGCTTGTGGTCATCGTATCACTTGCCATCGGGTTTGTTATCGCTCAGTTTGTAACAGTAACAATATAATT